TTTCTTTTACCTTCGCTTTTACGGCTGTCTCAAATACAAGAGTAGTACGTGCTTTGAAATCTTCAGTGAGGTCTTGCCCATCAAACAACGCTTTCACGTCTTCGGCAACATCTACTTCAACTTCAAATGCTTCGTTCTTTTTCTTGGCACTGTTGGTTTCTTCAACTTCGTCATCTTCATCTTCGTCCGCTTCGTCACCATCGTCTTCCTCATCGTCATCCTTTTTAGGGAATTCTTCGTGATTCTCGACTTCGCCACTGCCATCAACTTTTTTCTTCTTTTTAGTCAACTTAGTTGCTTTTGGAGTTTCTGCTTCTTCAAGAGAATCAGCCTCTGAAATTTCAGAATCTTCAGCAACCATTTCCAGGTCCCCTTTTTCTAAAAGTTCATCAGCCTCTGACACCGTAAAAGAAGTATCGGACTCGGCAGTCTCGCCTTTCCAGACTTTCTGCTCTTCGTCCAAAACTAACATTTCGCCAGTTTCTGTTTTTAACTTCATCAGGGTTCTCCTAATCCAATTGATAAATTATAAATTAGTTTTCTATTTCTAATTACTTATATTTATAAAACTAATTTCTTTAACATTGCCGAATATCCTTGTGATATCCTACAACTTTCCAAGAAAATCCTCGAAAATACCTGCTTCTAACGAAGTTAATCGCTTTCCACGTGCATTTTCTACTATTTTCTTATAGTTTGCTATAGTCCTTTCGGCAATAGCCCCGTTATCCCATACCCATTCTTTTCCTTCCATTATGCCATTTACAAAGGCATCTGGTGCGGACGGGTCTGCGACAATATCTGCGGCAGTTGCAAGGTAAAAATCTCCCTGAACTTCCTGAATTCCTTTCTTATTTGCTTTGAGCGAACCCATACCACGGGAAGATACACCTAGTTGCGCTCCTTCTTTAATAAGATTTTTTACTATATTACCGTGCGGAGTATCAGTGATTTTTGCTCTTCCAAGATAGTTGCTTCCATCTTTTTTGAGTTCAGTAATCATATGAGAGACCCTATCCAAATTGATAGTCGGTCCTTCTGGATGTCCTAATTCACCAAATGCACGCTTTTTATCGATATATTCTTTGGTATATCGTTTGACTTCTTTCTCCATAATGGCACCGGGATATAAGCGACCATTGCGGTTTTTTAAATCTGCTTGTAGAAACACCCCTTCAATGAACAAATCTTTGCCATTGGCTTCAGTAATGTATTCTACGTTTTCGTTTATTTCTGTTACTAGTCTCATATTATCCCCTACTTTTTCTTAGTAAACTTAGAGTGAACTTTACCACCGAAAACCTTATTGGCGTTCTTAATCTTGGCTTTGTTCTTTCTCATCCATTTTTTTCGCAACTTCAAACGTCTGACTTTGTTACCACCTTTTTTGCGTTCGATTTTTGCTTTTAATTTTACTTGTCTATTTTTGAACTTCTGCCTATCTTTGACTTTTTGAGTTGCACGTCTCTTCATTGTGTTACGTGCTTTGTAGGCTTTTTCATCTAACTTTTCATCGTTAGCATCACATTCACAAGGTTCTTTTCCACAGACACCACATTCTTCTGTGAGTTCTTCATCTAGCATATCAAAGAACTCAGAAATACCCTGCCATTCTTGTGCGGGTTCTACTGCATAAAACCCATCCATATCGTCAGGTTCTCCCGCTGGTTCTTCTTTATCCAAATCACCGATTGCCCACATTGCCCATCCATTAACTGCTTCTGATTCTAATTCAGTTCGCTCTGCTAGGGATAATGCTTTCCAATCTGCTTCATTCCATTCAACAACTACAACGTCCTCATCATTTTCTCCAAGAACGCTTACAGCCATCCCTTCGGATAGTTGTTTTGTGTATTCTTTAAATTTGATAAGGCTCATTTCATTAGTCCTCTTCGTTATCGCCTTCCCATCCGGCATCAATTTCGTCATAGAATTTTTTCTTCTGCTCACCAGATAATTCGTCAGCAGATTTTACTTTGTACTTTGCTAGTACAGAGTTGAAATATTTCTGATACGCTTCTTTGCCACCAGATTTCGCTTCCTGAACATCTTCGTGGACGTGTGTTTCATCTCCACCTACGTGGGAATGTTTAGTACCGTCATCGTGTGTATGTTCCACACTTTCGTGTGTGTGCTTCTCACCACCACCTACGTGGGAATGAGTTGTGCCGTCATCGTGTGTATGCTCTACACTGGATGGGCTAGGGGCCTCACCAGAATCGGATTCTTTTATTTCCGCTTTTTTAGCGAACATATTCTTTGAAAGAACAGATTTCATATCAGCAATTTTGCTAGACATTCTGCTTGAAATTTCAGCGTGAAGGGCAGTCTTAAATTCTCCTGCCTTCTTGTTTCGGGCTAGTGTAACTAGTTTTTCTAAATTCTCATTCATTATTTACTTCTCCTGTTTGTCTTTTTCATCGTCTTTGGGTTCGTCTTCTTCATCCTCTTTAGGTTCAGGCTTTTCCTTTTCGTCAGAAGGTGCGGGTTCATCATTGTAAGAGCCGTAACCATCGTCTTCATCTTCTTGGTTGCCGTCACTTCCATACTCTTCGCCATCTTCTTCTGCTTCTTTGGCTTCCTTCTCCATCTGCTTGTCCATAGCCTTAATATCTTCTTCAGACTGCATTAGGATGTTCTTACGTATCCAGTCGATTGAATAGTACTTTCCAATCATCTCTCCACTATTTATAGTGTCAAGCATCTCAATTCGGCTTGTCATTATCTCTAATTTCTTCACCTCAGTGAAGTAACCATCGTCTTCAAAGATGAAATTTATGTTCTCTTTGTAGACATTCCACTCGCCTTTATCAATAATCCCCTTGGCAAGCAACTGGGTTCTGAGTAATGAGTATAGTAAATCAGAAAAACTCTTTCTTAATTTAGTTACATATTTACCAAATTTAATCTCATCTCTTGTTATTTCTCCACTTCGAGATATACTCCAAGTTTGTTCATTATCCATCCTACTAGATGGAACGTGTAGTGCCTGATATACTTTTCTCTGGAAGTAATTAACATCTTCCATATCACCTAGGTTTTGACCACCCGGTAATGTCTGTACTTCAGTGCCTCTGCCACCTTCTTTTCGAGGTAGCCAGAAGTCTTCCATCATAGACATAGTATCTTTTCCGTCTGCTACAGTACCCGTAGAAGCATCATAAACCATTTTATTCTTAAACTTGTTCATAATGTTTCGTAGATATTGTTCTGCTTTAGTCTTCGGCAGATTACCAACGTCTATATAGAACACCCTTCTTTCAGGCGCACGTGTAATTCTGTATATAACCATTGCATCTTCTAACATACGCAACTGGTTAATAGGTTTCATTGCTTTATGAAGATATGACATAACAACTTCTTTGTCACTGTCATATAATCCAGAATTAGCCGTAGCGACTGCCTCTAGAGCAACTTTTAGAGTCTGTGTAATTCCTTTTGACTCTTTTGAGTACAACCAATACTCATCTACTCCAACAACTACTTCAACACCATTCTTATCTTTTTCTTTGATTACTTCTTTAATCTTCTTGATGTTCGTAGAGTCGATATATCTTAACTCTTTGATACCTTTCTTGATATTATCATTATCAAAAATGATATGATAATGTATAGCACCATCTTCGTACCACCTCCGAAAGATGTCAGGTCCAGACTGATTGAACTCTAATTTCTTAGAGATTATCTGAAACTCATCATCTATCATTGTCTTGATACTCTTGTTGAATCCATCAATGGAGTCAAGTTTATCAAGATAAATTTGCACTGGCTCCTTATATGGGTCCAGAACAATTGCCTCATTGACGATATCATCTATTGCAGATTCAGCCTCAGGCTGTTTTGCAGTTTGGCGATACTTAGCAATAAGGTCTTGTTGCGTAGTAAAAGCCGTGTCGAAATTGACGGCAAAGGCATTTACACCTCCACCGTCAATTACGGTAGAACCATCGTCAAGGTCTGGTGCGACAAAGGAAGTTGTTCCTTTATCTACAACATTAGAGCCGATTTTCTTCTCTATTTTATAACCAAATAGTTCCATATCACGTTTTCTTTAAAGTTAAGGGAGTAAAATATATATTCATATGTATATTTATACTCCCTAAACTGAGTTACTATTTCACTAGATTATGCTAGTGTGATAGACTTAGAGGCATCACCACCGTCATCCCAAGAAATACTAAAAGTAACAGTATATTCTTGAATCGTATCAGCGTTGTCCCAACTCAGGTCGATTGTACCAATGTCTGAAGGCCATCCAAACAATTTCCAATCCGCACCTGTTACAGGATTTCCATCCCTACTATATGGTCGAACAATCATTTGTTTGTGAGAGCCAACAATTTTAACATTACTGTGCATCGAAGCAAAGCCAGTTAAGTTGCCTTGCCAAGTCATCAGAGCCTTACGAAGAGCATAAGTCTCATCATTGATGATTGTTACACTCCAATCGTTGAAAACCCTGTCTCCGGGAACTTTCCATTTACGATTCATATAAGGAACTTCGATTGCGTTTACCATTGCGTTAGGCAGTGATGTCGTCTTAACTAATAGTGTAGACGGCAAATCACCTATTTCAACCTCAAAGAGATTCGCTCTGGCGTAATCTGTATCCGCTTGTGCCGCGAATTGTGCGATTTCAAAAGCCATTTTTCATTCTCCTTATACTTGCCCAATGACTTCAGCGAAATCAACACCAGTCTTCGTTGCTACGAAGTTCAGCGTGATAAAGTTGATGCTCTTGGAAGGTTTAATAAACATACTAGCCACGAATTGGTTTGCATCGATGACTTCACCAGTGTTGTTCTCTGCATCGCATTGAACATAGAAATCATACATACCTTGTCGTGCCTGAATTCCTGCCAAATATGGATTAACCATATTGACAAAATTCTTTCGTGTGAATTCGTTGTTGAATTCAAACAAGAAGTACTTAGCCGAGATAGATATTGCTTTCTCAAGAATGATAAACAATCTACGTACATTGATTCTATCAAATGCAGAAGGTTTAATCAAGAGAGTACGGTCTCCCCAAAGAACAGTTCCCTGTCCCGGGAAAGAAACAATTGGATTGATTCCGTTAGGAAGCATATACAACTGGTCTCGGTGTGCCAAAGATGGTTGATAAGCAAGTTTTACAACTCCCTTAATCTGACCACGATTTAGTCCACCCGGACTCCACCACGCATCACGAACACTATCGGTATGTCCACAAAGTCCGGCTATGTCACCACTGAATCCAATCCAACGATAAGTGTCCGAATATACGTCATAAACGTATTTGTAGTTTCCGTCAAGAGTTCCGTAAGAAGATGCAGAGTTAAAAGAAACATCTTTTCTCCAAGCAATTACGTTGTTAACAGAGTTTGTGGCTCCACCAACATTCACAACTTGCTCTTTAGGAGGTGAAACAATAGCAATACAGTCTTTCCTGTATTCTGCAACAGTCTCAATCATATACTTAGATACGATAGAAACAACAGCCGTGCTTTCGTTAGAAAGTCCACCTGCAAATATTAATGAAACATTAATTTCATCAGCATTCTGGAACTTATTCCAACCCTGCATATATTCGTTTGCTCCGACAGTTCCTGCGGCTACTTCTAGCACCCAAGAATTTCCGTTGCCTTCACAAGTTGCTTGGTCGTCAGCCGAACCGTCATCACAATGAGCAGGAACTCCTGCCGATACTGCGATACCGCCACTGAAAGTTATAGACTGTGCGCCTGAGTTAGTTACGTTATCGGTAACAACCCAGATAAGTTTAGACTGCTTATTAATTTTGTCTTCTGCCCAGATGTTTCCACCATCGACATTTTTAGTACCTTGAGTCATTCCGACTATGTACCGTTCGACAAT